AAGTATAAGTCTAACATTCAAAAAATGGCAGGTTCATCATTAGTAGCAGACGCTTCTTGCGACTTTACTGACGCAGGAACTCTTGCCTTGACAGAAAATGTTCTTGAGCCTAAGAACTTACAAATTAATCTTGATTTATGCAAGGCTACTCTTTTAGATTCTTGGGAAGCTTTACAAATGAGAGCAGGAGCAGGAGCACCACCACCTGCAAGTTTTGACGATTATGTTATCTCTTATATGGGAGAAATTATCGCTAATGGAGTTGAAGGTTCAGTATGGTCAGGAGCAGCAGCAACAGGAGGAGAATTTGAAGGATTCTTAACAGCTACTACAGGAGCATTTGCAGTAGACGGTACAGTAAACACTTCAGCTGCTTCAGCAGCTTACACAGCAGCTAACATTATTGCTAACTTACAAACTTTAACAAAAGATATGGCAACTAATATTTCTGCTGTATTAAGAAAAGAAGATTTACATATCTACATGAGTCCTAAGACTTACGCTTTATATGTATCTGCTATTTCTACTTTAGGATATGTAAACGCTTACAATATGAATGGTGATTACGTTCCTGTTTTTGAAGGGTACAAAATCGCTGTATGTAACGGAATGCCAAATGACCAATTAGTAGCAGCAGAAAAATCTAATTTATTTTTCGGTACAGATTTAATTTCTGACCAAACTGCAAATATCAAATTAATGGATATGTCTGCTTTAGACGGAAGTGACAATATGAGGTTAGTTGCTCGTTACTCAGCAGGTGTTCAGTTAGGTATCGGAGCTGACATCGTTCACCAATCATAATTAAATAAACGGAAGTGAGGGGGTAAAACCCTTCACTCCCTTAACCTAAAAAACAAAGAAAATGGCTTGTACGGCACTAACAAAAGGTAGGGGACTTGATTGCTCGAGAACGAGTGGAGGTATCAAATACGTATATTTCGCAGTTTATGACCAAGTAACATCTATACCACAAACAGCAGGAGAAGTAACTGACATTGAAATGGGAACTGACGTTCTTTATAGATACGCTATGCCTTTGGGTACAGCTAGTCTTTCTGAAACAATTACAGGTAGTAAGGAAAACGGAACAATTTTTTACACTCCTACTTTAAATCTTATACTTAACAAATTAACAAAAGAAGACCAAAATCAAATTAAGCTTTTAGGTCAAACTAAACTTATTGTATTTGCTCAATTAAACGCTACATTAGCTAACGGACACGATACAATCGTAGCTTTAGGAACAGCAAACGGAATGGAGCTTAACGCAGGAACTATTGACTCAGGTGCAGCTTGGGGTGATAGAGGAGGTTACACTCTTACTTTTGACGGAATGGAAGCTTTACCTTTCCCAATGGTAGAAGACTACACTACAGAACCTTTTGACAATGCAGCATTTACAATGGGAACAATAGTTACTTCTTAATTAGTATTCTTTTATATATTTTAAAGAGGGTAGCTTAACGGTTACCCTTTTTTTACACTTAGTGAGGGTGTTGCAGTTCGTCTGTATATAGAGCAATCTAGCGTTCACTATAGGGATTAAGGCTACTTAGGTAGTCTTTTTCTCGTTATAACCAAACAGAATAGGATTATTTCTATTATATACTATGATACAAGCAATTACGGAAACAGGACTATCAGCTTTCATTTGTACTGAAGACAATAGAATAGATACATCAGTAGCTTCTACTCAAATAAGATTCCTTGTAAAGTTTATAAACGATATGAATGGTGCTGTAGAATATTCATACCCTATTTTACCTGAAGGTATTAAAACAAGATACACTAAGTTAAACTTCATTTATAATGTTGTTCCAAATCTTTACGATGGGGAGTTTAAACTACTACCTGCAGGTCATTGGAAATATGAAGTTTATGAAGTAAGTTGGATAGGTACTGTTACGATTTCTTATGGAAAAGCACCTGCTACTGAAACAGATGTACTTCCTGTGTCTGATACTAACGGAGTGGTTCAAGGAATAGTAACTAAAGGAATACTGAACTTAACGGAAAGGACAGGAACAGAGCAAGTGCAATACACTCAGCACCCTGAACCTTCAGGAACTAACTATATATATTACGGACAATAAAACTATAAAATGGATAATATAATTTCAATAAATTTAGAAACATCAACAGCACCTGTAGTTCAAGAAGTAAGAGGTAAGGAATGGATTTCTTACGGGGACGCAACAGGGGAATGGTCTAATTTATACCCTCAATTTCTAATTGATCTGTATTATTCAAGTTCAATAACGGCTGCAATCGTAAACGCAACAGCTGAAATGGTTGCAGGAGAAGATATAGTAATAACTGATGAGGACGATAGAAATGAAGAAGCAAGAGTAAAGTTACAGAACTTTATGAATAATGCTAATGGTAATGAAACGCTTCACGAGGTAATAAAAAAGGTAGCTTTTGATTTTAAGCTTCAAGGAGCATTTGCTCTTAATATAGTATGGTCTAAAGACAGAACTCAGATAGCTGAGATTTACCACATACCAGTTGAAAAGATTAGATGTGAACGTCCTGATGAATTTGGAAAGACTAGAGGTTACTATGTATCAGGAGATTGGGCAAATACAAGAACGAACAAGCCTTATAGAGTTCCTGCTTTTAATGTAAACGATAGAACTTCTCCTAATCAAATTCTTTACACAGGGCTTTATAGTCCTAATATGAACTCTTATTATACGGCTGACTACATTTCTTGTAATAATTGGAGTTTAATTGATTCTAAAGTTTCAGAGTTTCACTTGAATAATATATCTAACGGATTTACAGGATCGTTTATGATTAGTTTCGCTAACGGCATACCAACTGCTGAGGAGAGAAGACAGATAGAACAAAGCCTTACAGATAAATTTACGGGTGCTTCAAATGCAGGGAAATTTGTATTGACTTTCTCAGACGATAAGACTAGAGTACCTGAAATAACTCCAATTAGTCCTGCTGATTTAGACAAACAGTATTTAGCACTTCAAGAACTACTTACTAGCAACATCCTATCAGGTCATAGGGTGACGTCTAAGACACTTATGGGCTTGGATAGTGCTAATGGGTTCTCAAGTAATGCAGACGAGCTTTTAAACGCTAGTAACTTTTACTTAAATACTGTAGTAATGCCGTTCCAAAATCAAATAATAAAAACATTACACAAGATATTCCAAGTTAATCAAATGGATATGCCTGTTCAGTTTGTACAACTTAAACCAATTACAATTCAATTTGATTCTGAAACGATTAGAGAAGTTATGACTACTCAAGAAATTCGTGCAGATTTGGGATTGCCTGATTTAACAGAGCAACAAGAAGAAGAAGATTTCACTACTCAACTATCAACTGAAAAGACTGAACTAGACGCTTTTATTGAAGAATTTGGAGAAGACATTCCTGAAGATTGGGAACTAATAGAAGAAGAAGTTGTAGATGGAGAACACCAAGACTTTGACTATGAAGAAGTATTAAACGAGTTAATGACTGAGAAGTTAGAACTAGCTTCAACAGGTAGAGCTATTCCAAGCCGTAAGTCAGAACAAGATGGTATCTCTAAAAAGTCTTATGATTACTTTAGAGTAAGATATGTTTATTCACAAGATAACTTTTTGACTAGTAAGACAGGAGAAAAAAGAGATTTCTGCAAGAAAATGACAGCAGCTAAAAAGCTTTACAGAAAGGAAGATATAATTAATATGGGTTCTAAGGAAGTTAATAAAGGTTGGGGTCCTAAAGGAAATTCAGATACTTACTCAATTTGGCTTTATAAAGGAGGAGGTAACTGCCATCATTTTTGGAGCAGACGTATCTTTAAAACTGTAATAGGCGAGTCTAAGACAACTAAGATAGAAGATGCTGATATGATTGGCTATACAAAGGCTAAGTCAGAAGGCTTTACTGCTAAGAAGAACGACAAGCTAGTAGCAACACCACCAAAGAAAATGAAGAACAACGGATTTTTAAAACCTAGATAACTATGAGCTATGTACTATTTATATCAGAAGCGAAGCTGAAGGACAGCACCGCAATCAATCTTAATGTTGATGTTGAGCTATTACTTCCTTATATTCGTCAAGCACAGAAGCTCTATGTGGAAACTAAGCTAGGTACAGATCTAAACGATAAACTCAAAGCGTTAATTACAGCAGGAACAGTAGGGGACGCAGGAAATGAAGCATACAAGACTTTACTTGATGACTATATTGGCGATATGCTACCGAATTGGGCTTTTTACCACGCTATCCCATTTCTAAGATTCAAGATTGAAAATGGAAATATCTACTCTAAGACTTCAGAAACAGGTACGGCTTTGAGTACTGAGGAAAGCCAACACCTAAGGGAAGAAGTTAGGAATACTTCAGAATATTACACTGAAAGAATGATTGACTATATTTGCAATAATACAGCTAGTTTCCCTGAATACTCTACAAACTCAGGTTCAGATGTAAATCCTGATTCAAATGCTTACTACAATGGTATGAACCTTGAAAGACCAAAGCAACAGGGAACTAAACTTACTTTAAGAAACTTTTTAAATGGTGCAGACTAATGAAGAAACACTACAAGCCAAAACAAATTAACATTACTAAATTAAAATCGTATTTGCAAAATGCCGATAAAAAAAACAATACAGGAAATATCAGAAGTAGCAGTCCTAAACGGAACAGTCCTAAGTGTAACGACATTCACTAACCTAGAGTTCTGTCTCTTATACACATCTCCGAGCCCACGAGACGGACTCCT